ATATTCCCTTCCCGTCCAGGGACTGCACGAGGAAGTGCGGCGTGCGGATCAGGACCTCCTGGGCTGCTTCCAATATGAGCGTTTTTTCCGTAGACACCTGAATAGCACCGGTGGCTTCCAACGCCACTGCACCCTGCACTTGGCCGGTCAGCTTGTGTTGCTCCTGATCGTATTCGAGCCACGTGCCGTCTTTGAACAGCACATGGAACTTGTTCGAATCCGTGACCGGGGGCGTGTCGGTTTGAGAATAGATCGTGCCCATCACCACGCCGTTCTCACAGTGCTCGTCCACATGGCAGGCCACGCCCGAGCCCACTTCGGGCATGGCATAGAACTTGGCGTTCTGGGTGTTTGCGGCCAGCACGTGCAGCCAGTAGGATTCCAGCCCCTCATCTGACCCGAACTTGACCTTGACCCGGCCGCTCGTGGCGTCAATCTGGCTCACGATGCCGAATTTAAGCACGGCGCACCTCCATCTCCGTGCTGTAGCCGGTATCGCGTCCTATCCGGTGGCGTGACGAGTTGATGAGATATGTGCCGGAGAGTTTGCCGAGACCAGCCAGGGCCACGGTGTTGCCCGCCACCAATGTGGGATCGCCCACCACGGTGACGCTGCCCTCGAAGCGGGCCTCGTTGGCCACGTCCATGGCCGCCTGAGCCTGCATGCGGGCGTGTTTGCTGGATTCGGCACGGTGCGTGACCTTGATGGAGTCGGCCACGCCGTCGGCAGTGGCGGCTTGGACCTGCTCATCGTGGGTCGTCTTGGTCCATGGGTCGTCATAGGCGGCCCTGGCACCCTTGCACGTCGCGAGGCCCTTGTCCTTGATGGAGTACCGTGAGAAGTCCGGGCCGTACTGGAGAGTAAGCACCGGGGGCTGATCGATGAGACCGGAGCGGTCCATGAAGATGAGCTGTGTGCCCTTGACGGTGAACACTTGGCCGTATTGCTCGGCGACCCGTTTCAGGAACTCCAGGTCACGCTCCTGATTCTGGGTGACGCGCTGAAGCACAATATCGTCGGGAACGCTTCCCACCACGGTCATGCCTTGCCTGGTCGCGATGGCCTGGGCGATGTTCCGCAGGCTCTGGTCCTCATAGGCCTGGGAACGGGCCGTGCGCAGGGTCTGCGTGACGCCGGTGGCCAGGGCGCGCACGTGGACTGTATCCGGAGGACCCTTGGCCTCGAACTCCTCGACCTGGAAGTCGCCGGCATTCACGAGCGCAGAGCCCTGGTAGCCGATGCGGGCCGTGATGACGTCGCCCTTGTTCGGGTACCAGCCATCCTTCCAGCCCCCTCCAATGTCCTCCAGGTCCAGTTCCAGCTCATCGGACTGGCCGTGGGCGTAGTCAGTATAGGTGAGGGCCAGCACGTACGGCGTGACGGCTCCGGTGACATTCACGCCGGCCCAGGTGACCTGATAGGTCGGCGTGGGTACTAGGATTGCTTCCACGGCGGCAGATCCTGGGCGCTCACGGTGTCCGAGGCGGTGGTGACGGGGACGTACAGGGTCAGGCCGCCCGGCAGCACCGCGCAGAACGGCATCTGGGGGTTGGCGGCCAGGATCTGCTCGTAGGCCATGGGGTCGGCGTAGTAACGCCAGGCGAGCAGGTCCCAGCGTTCGCCCTCGGTGGTGGTGTGCTGGATGGCCGTGGTGCTCATGCCGGGAACCTCACCAGTGTGTGCACCCAGTCGAAGGACAACGGCTCGGCGAAAAGGGAGATGGGCACGCCGGCGTCCTGGTCGGCGAAGGCCGTTATCTGACCTAATAGTTGTTCATAGAGCGGCAGCCGGCTCATGAGGACAACACCGAAGTCTACGGCATCCGGGGGCAGCCACGCCGGGACGAGCGCCGGATTGGCCGAGGCCGTCATGCGCAGTTGCGTTCCGGCCGCGTAGACGAGGTCGCCCCCCTGGGAGGCGGCCAGGGCCTGAAGGGGATCGGTGGGGACGCTGGCCAGCTTGGTTGCGAACGCACCAAGCAGGTTAGAACCCGAGAGTCCGTCCAGGAAGGCTGTCAGGCAGGCGATACCGGTGACGGGATCACTCGCGCAGTCCACCGCCAGGATCGCTGCCGCGCCCACCTGGGCCAGCCCGGAAAGGCCGGTGATTCCTACAGTGTTGGCGACCACGGTCACAGTGGCCAGTTGGGCTACTGTCTGGGCGGCTGACCACGCGCCAAGCTCCGCAATCTTGACCAGCGAGTTCAGGGCGCTTGGCCAGTCGACATGCAGGATCTCCATGCACGTGCACACCGCCTCGGCAGTGTTGGCCACCGCGTCGGTGAGGCCGGCAGCCACCGTGACGGCCGCCTGGACGTTGTTGACCGCGCCGGGAATCGTCTGCCCGATGGTCACCACGGCTTCACCGGAGGGCGTTGAGGTGACGCCCACGTACTCCTTAAGGGAGAGCATGGCCTCCAGGTAAATGACTCGCCCCTGAGGGTCGGTATGCCTGGTGTCCTCTTCCAACGCGGTGATGACGTAATTGCCCTTGTACACGCCCGCGCCGGTGACGTAGGGCAACGCCTGATGCGCCGTCGCCGCGTTGCGCAGGTTGTTCAGCTCCAGCTCGGGATTGCAGTACGAGGCGTGCAGAACGATTTTGATGCTGATTTCGTCCAGGGCATCGCCGACCCATTGCAGACGGGGCTTGCCTTCGATGACCTTATGCTCGGCATACTCGTAGGCTCGCCTGACGCCGTGGGCGTCCCAATAGGTGGGGAGGTCGAATGTGACGTCGCCGAGCTGGGCGTACATTAGTAGGCCCTCCGGCCGTACCGGCGCTGCACGTCTTCGATCATGCGCACCAGTTCGTGCTCATGTTTTTTGAGCGCGTCCATGACCTGGCCTTTGATGTCGGTGCCGTCTCCGGATTGCCCATGCACGGTGACCTGCGGTGAAAAGTGGATGGTGATGGGAGCGCTTCGCTGGGCCGCGCCCTGCGCTGCCGGAGCGATTTTGGCCGGGGACAGGTTGGGCATGGCCATGGCCGGCATGGCCAGCGGAGCGAGGGCGAGCTGGGCGGCTGCAACCGTGCTGCTGATGGCTTTGACCAGCGAGCCCGGCTTGATGGACGCGGCGATGGTTTCGATCAACTTGATGCGGTGGATGTCACGCAACGGCCCTTCTTTCGCCGGCGAGAAAGGGAAGTAGCCCCGGACTTTGCCTGCTATTTCCTTGACCTTGTCGATCACCATCTGGGCCTTGGACGAGATGCCTTGCCAGAGCGAGGTCATGATGTTCGAACCAGCCTCGACGAACTTTGAACCCAGCCCCATGAACCAGGAGACCATCTGACTGAACAGGTTGGTGAGCCAGCTCCAGAAGGCGGAAAACCAGGCCTTGATGGTGTCCCAGTTCCTCCAGATGAGGTAGGCCCCGGCGGCTATGGCCACGATGGCCGCCACGACCCAGCCAACGGGCGTGGCCATCATGGCGACGCCCCAAGCCCAAAATGCTTGCGTGGCAGCGATAACCGCCGGAATCAACCTCGCCATCATGATGCGTCCAACCACACTGAACACAGGCCCTAACAACGAGATGCAGCTGCCCAGCCACTTGGCGCACGTGACGAGCGAACCAAAACCGCCTATGGTCATGGCCGCCCCACGCGCCACAAAGGACAGGACGATGCCAAGGCCACCGAGCCCCACAAGAAGGACGCCGCCACCAAGAACCAACAATCCGACCCACTTCACCAGTTCCTGGTTTCGATGCACCCACCGGGCCAGTGGCCCATCAGCGCCGGCGAAAAGGTTGATGCTGTCCAGCAGAGGTTTGAGGGCAGTAACGGCCGGACCGCCCAGGGCGGCAAAGAGGTTGCGCATGGTGCCGGTGAAGGCGATCCACAGGTTGAGGGTGGTGCCGAGCATCTTGTTGTTGCGGTCGGTGATGTTGGCTTGCGCTTCCTGCACCGCATAGCCCTTGCGCAACCCCTCGTTGCCGATCTCCATCAACTGGATGGCCGTGCGAGCCCCCTCCATGCCGAAGAGACGGTTCAAGACCGTCAAACGTTCTTTGTCTGTTAGGGTCTTGAGCTTCTCCAACTGGGAGATGAAATTCTCCATGCCGGCGAATTTGCCCTGTTCGTTGAAGAACTGGAGCTTGATGCCCTGATCGGCCAGGTCCTTGTTCACCTCCTTCATGATGGCCGAATGCCGCATGAGCTTTGTGTCCAGCATGCCGGCCTGATTGACCATCTGGGCGAAGTTGGTGCCGAAGACCGAGCCTTCGACGCCCCGTTGCTGCATGAGGCCCTGGATAGTCAGAAACTGCTTGGCGCTTTCCGCTCCCTCCATGTGCAGGGCGCGCATGGTGGACCCGGCATATTGCAACGCGTAGCGCATGGACTCGGGGTCCACCCCGAAACCGATGGAGGTGCGCTGGATGATGTCCGCCATTTTGGGCAACTCACTACCCGCCAGGCCGAAGCCCTCGCGCAGCTTGCCCACCATCTCGGCCATTTCCTGGGCCGGCTTGTCCAGGGTGATGGCCAGAGCGGCGGCGGCCTTGAGAGCCCCGTTGTTGATGTCCTCCAGGGCCATGCCCTGCTTGCGCAGGGCCACGGCCGTGTTGGCGAAAATGGCGTCGGTCCCGGGGTTGGTGTTGCCCAGCTCCACGACCTGGCGCTTGGTCTCGGCCAGGGCGGCCGGGATCTTGCCGTAAGAGTCCATGAAGACCATCTCCAGCTTGGAGAGGGCTTGTTCCTGCTCCGCGAACGCTCCAAGAGGCGTGCGCATGGCGTCCATGATCTGATGCCCGGCCATGGAGGCTCCCGTGCCGATCTCGGCCATCTTGCGGGAGACCTCCATGGCCTTGGCCTGGACGCCGGAGAGGCTGCGAGTGACGCGCCCCATGGCGTTGTCCACCACCCCGGAGAGCTTGTCGTAGGCCACCAGCGCCAGGCCGAGTTGCATCATACTCACGGTTCAATCCGCCTTGTGCAGGCTGTTGTGGTAGTCCACCGACTCGCGCACCCAGAAGCACAACTCGCCGGCGTCCATCTCCAGGATCTCCGTCAGCGAGGTATGGCTCACTGCGGCGAGGTGGAGGAGGTGCCGGGGTTGCGGAAAAAATCCGTCTTCGCGCCTCCGGAGGCCAGCATCAGCTCGGAGATGTCTTCCATGTCCATCTCCATCAACTCATCGAAATGGAGCGGCTGCCCATCGATAAGGGTGAGCACGCTGAGCAAATCGAACTGGATGCGGCTGAGGTCCGTTCCGGAACGGCGGCTGGCTTCCAGCATGTCGCGGCCCTTGCCCCGGCGCACCACGGCCACGCGGCCGTCGGAGAGGGTGACGCCGCCGGCGGGAAGGGCCGCCGGCGGCGGAGCGGTCGTTCCGGGAGCGGCAGCTCCGGACACACTGGCGGTGCCGGCACCCGGCGTAGCCGCGTCGGCGTCGGGCTGCGTGCCGGCTTCAGGCGAGCCGTCGCCCTGGGCGTTCGAACCCTGCGAACCGGCGTTCGTGGTGTCGACCTGGTCGCCGTCGGCGGGAGTGGTGGTTGCGTCGATGGGGGTGATGTCGTCCATGATCTTCTCCTGTCTGTTTGGGGGTTAGACGCCCAGATTAGCCCGGTACGCGGACAACAGATCCACGCCGTTCACGTTGTAGATATTGTTGAGCATGTCGATTTCGAACAGGTCCACGCCGTTCAGATTTTGTTTGATGTAGGTGACGTTCATTTTGGAAGGGAACTCGGCGTTTTCTCGTGGCTTGAACTTGCCGGCGGAGAACTCCTTGAACGATCCGGTCAAATACGTCACCAGGGGGACCTGCTGGGAACAACCGGTGCCGTCCCAGGTCTCTACGGAAGCGCGCACCTGCACGGAGATGGCCACGTACGGGTTGGGCACCAGGGCCATCACGTCCGGATAGATACTGTTCCACTTGAAGGACGCTTCCAGTTTGTCGACGCCGTTGGGCAGTTCCATCTTGCCCTGCATGCCAAGCGCTTTGTGATCAGCCATGGTGGTCTTGATGTCGGGCAGGTCGACCTCCTCGGCCCGGCCCAGCATGGATTCGCCGTTCAGGAGCACGTTGGCGTTAGTGCAACGGTTTACGGAGATATTCATGGCTTACGTCCCCTGCTGAGAAGTGGTGGTTCCCAGCTCGCTTAGCATGTTGATGTCCACCAGCGATTCGTAGGAAATGCGTTCCATCGGGGGTGGCGGCATGAAGGAATAGTTGAATGTAATGTGACCCAAGGCCAATTCCGTGGCCGGGTTGTTGGCCTGAGCGTACCAGCACTTGCCGTCCACCAATGCGCCACGCCCGATCAAGGTGCGCAGGAAGCTGTTTATGCTCTCGACGACCGCGTCGATCTTGCCGTTGGTGATGGGCAAATCCATGAACTGGAGCGAAGCCTGTTCGATGGAATCCTCGATCACGTCCGCCGTGCGCCGGATGCAGATGAAGTTTTTGGGGGCGGTCTCCGTGGGCCACGCCGCCGAGCGGTTGCCCCAGCTGCGCAGGCCCGTGCCGAAGGCGTTGAAAATGGTGGCGATACCCACCTCGTTCAGCTGGTTGACCTCGGAGTTGGGGTCGTTGATGGCTGCGGTGAGTTTGCGTTCGATGCCGGTGATGCCCTGGATCTCCTTGTTGGAGGGAGAGTACCAGTAGCCGAAGGCCAGATCCGTGGCGGCGGCGACCCCGGCCAGGCGCTGGGAGTAAGGCTCCAGTACGTAAGCGTTCGAGGCTGTGTCGAAGACCTGGACGTAGGGGTAGCAGAGCACAACCCGCTCCGAGCTGGTGTCGAAGGCGATGCTCCCGTTGGGTCCGCGACCTTCGATGGCCTGCTGGACGGTGGTGCCGATGGGGGCATCCACGAAGGCGATGGCCCTGAGGGACTGGGCCATGACGTCCATGGCCGCCTCCACCGAGGCCAGCTGACTGAAGCCCGGGGCGACGAGGAGTTTGGGCGTGAACCCGAAGTCGTTCGCACAGTCCAGAAAGGTCTGCATGCCGGTGCGATCCCCGGCCGCGTTCACTGCGCCGATGATGTCGGCGGCGGTTACCTTGGAGGGGTCAGCGTAGGTGTAGCCGGCCATCACCTCGGCTCCGGACTGGATGGCCCCTCCGGTGATGATGCTGATGATGCCGTTCACCGGGTCCAGGGCGTAGTCCTTGCCGAGCACGTAGGTGGTGGTCCCGGCCTGGTTGGTGAGCACCAGGTTGGTGATGCCGTAAAATCCCAAGGTGATCGAACCCGTGGAATCGAAGGTCTGGGCCGTCTCCGGGACGTTGGTCTTGTGCACGGTCGGATCGAAGACGTTGACCACGATGCACGCGCCCGAGCCCTGGCCGTCGACCTGTTGGTCCCACACGGCCTGCATGGCGTCGGGGATGGTGAATCCCGGCAGGGACGTCCCGAACGTGGCCGCGCCCGTTTGGGCGTTCAAGATCAGGGTGGGCTCGTTGACGGGGCCGCCAGTGACCTGGAAGATGGGCGCCAAGCCCACGATACCGACCACGGCCGTCTTGACCAGCTGGATGGGGACGAGGCCGCTGTCGACCTCGATGGTCTCGACGCCGTGCAGGAAGTTAGCGGACATTGGGACCTCCCTCCACTACGGGTTCAGGATTGGACGCCGGCGACGAGGCGGCAGCGGCCTTCTCCGGTGCGGCCTTGGGAGCAGCCTCCGGAACCGCGACCAGGTGGCCTCGGGCCGCCAGGGTCGCCACGTAGGGATTGTCATCGGGAAGCGTGACCGTCCGGCCGGGGTGAAGGATCACCTCCCGGCCTTTGGGCAGCGTGACCGAGGATATCGGACCTTTGTATACGAAGGGCTTATCCATTGTTGATCCTTGGGATGATGATTTCCTCGCCCAGGGCGGAGTTGCTCGCCGTCACCTGGGTACAGAGGACCGCGTTGGCTTCGGCCTCGGTTTCGGGAGATACTACCGGCACGGCCATGAGCTTGTGCCTGACCACGATCCGGTAGACCCAGACCCCATGGAGCACGTCCACGAACTTGTCCGAGACCATCCAGAAGGCTGCGCCCACCTCGTTTTGCCCCCAGCCCTGTAGGGCGGCCCTGATGCTCTCAATGACCGGATATGCGCCAACATGCGACCGCAGGTTGCGCAGCTGTAGGGTGATGTCCCAGTCCGCCTTGCGCTCCTGAATCATGGCGTCAGTGGACTCGGGATCGCGGTAGTCGGAGCCATGGTAGTTGACGAGCAGCGCGCCCATGGGGTGGTTCAACTTGTAGGCGCCGGGATTGTCCGGGAACGGCTCCACGGAGAGGTTCGGCAGCTGGGCGGCCAGCCTGGCCACCATGGCCTGTTCGATCATTTCGAGCATGCTATTCCTCGTACGTCCTGCCCGGATAGTCGCGGTCGGGGTTCTGGTACCTGGCCCAGAGACGCCTTCCAAACTCCCTGCGGCGCGGGTTCACGTGGAATTCGCTGTTTTTGGGGTCTGCGTCGTTCGCGCCGGCCACGCCCAGGGTGATGCGCCCGGCCTGCATCTGCTCCAGCATGCGTAGCGCCGTGCGGTTGCGTTCAAGCCAGAGTTTGGGCGGCTCGTCGTGGGTTTCGGGCCGCCGGGCGAACAGGCCGAACACCGTGAGCGAGACAGCCACTTCCACCAGGATCGGTGGCACCGGAGTGATGGGCAGGACGTAGCGCTGCCGCAGGTAGGATTCGATCACGTCGCCAGCCTTGGCGATATGATCGTCCAGCACGTCCTCGTTCACGGCCGTCTGGACGTCCGTGTCGTCGGTGAGCTGGATGAGCGTCGCCACCGGCATGGCCATGCTGATGTCTTCCAAGGTGCAGTAGGGCACGTCCCGCCTTCCTTACTTCTGCCCGCTCTTGGACTTCTCGACCTCGGACGGAGCCTGGGGGCCTTCGTTGGTGGGCGGCGGCGCGGCGGCAGAAGCTTTCGCGGGCTGCTCGGTTGAATCGCTCTCCGTAACTTTGCCCTGGAGCGCGATGGTCTTGACGGCCAGCAATGGCTCAGCCGCCTCATCCCCCAACTCCACCAGGGAGCCGGGGGCATACGACTTGCCATCGTGGCTGAGCGGATGTTTCACGAGGTATTGCATGGTGCGCCTCCCTTTAGGCCACGACGTTCTGCATGAGATAACCGCACAACGGCGCGGCGATAACTTCCTCGACCGACTCGCCGGCGCGGACCACCACGCCGCCCCTCGGGCCGATGTTCTTGTCCTCCCATCCGCCGGCCATGGGCACCCCCCAAGGGACGGTGTAGCCGAAGGTCACACCGGACGTATTGGTGAACAGCTCTCCCTGATAGATCAGGGCCAGGTTCTTGCCCCAAAGGCGAGCTAAAGTCGGGTTTTGCCCTTGCTTGGAGCTGTCCATCCACGCTTCGCCCACGATGATCTGATCCAGCTCAAGAACTTCAGCCACCTCCTGGGCGGTGGCGTTACCGGCGTCTCCCAAGTTGCGATAGACCGCCTTGAGGATGTCGGGATGGCTCTGGAGCACGCTCCACGCCGGGCGGCCGATGACCATCTTGTTGGGACGCATGACCATGGCATCCATGGCCGCCTTGATGGCCGTCACCGGGTCGGAGTTGACGTAGTCGCTGAACTGGCTGGTGCCGCTCAGCGTGACTTGGTTGCTCGCGGGATAGGTGTTGGCGTTGAACACCAGGTTGGATACCCGACGCTCCCGGTCGAGCTGGATCAGATACATGATCATCTCAGTGGAGTGGGTTCTGGGGTCGAAGTTCTCGGGAGCGTTCTCGATGTCCGACCAGGGGATCGGGTCCTCCAGGAAATAGTCCTGAGTCTGGGCGTTCTGGAGCGTGGCCGAGAACTCCACCTGATTGGGCTGGGATTTGCGGCCGACCTTGGTGTCGGGAATGTAGAAGCCGTCCTGGAGTGCGAATTGCATCCAGGCGAAGGCCTGTTTGCCCACTGGGCGAATGCGCGGAAGCACCAGGTCGGCGATCAGCTTGTTGTTGGAATAGGCGATGGCGATCGCCTGCAACTCCGGCAGTATCTGGAACGGAGCAACACTCGGCAGGGACATCGACGGGAGTGCCATGAATTAACTCCTTAACCTTTGATTTGGGTGAGGGTGATGAGCACCCGGATGATGTCCCCGGCGATGCCGGTCTCCAGGGCCTTACACACCACCTCGCAATTGACCCCGGCGGCAGGGGCGGCCGGAATGCCGTGGCCGTTGGCGTCCGAGGTGAGACGCTGGCCAAAGTTCACGGGGGCTCCCAGAGTCAGGTCGCCGATGCGGTCGTGGATCACGTCCACGGGATAACCGGAGGCGACGTCCAGGGCATCGGAGAGCCCCAGGAAGGAGACTCCCGTCGACCCGTTGGCCAGGGCCACGGTGCCGTCGGAGGGGCCGGCCATGACGATGCACTTGGGGGGAATTTCGCCGTATGCAGTGTAGCTTTTGATCAGTCCCGGATTCATTTCTGGCCCTCCTTCAGTACCTCGGCTTGGGCTTCCGCGAAGGACATCGCCCGGCCGGCCTTGTGCGCGGCGTCGCGCTTGTCCCTGATCTTGGTGGCCATGGCCTGGGCGTCGGAAGCGTCGAGGGCGTTTCCGGCGCGGGCACGCGTGGCGTGCTCGCCGAAGGTGACCTGTACCGGCAGGCATGAAACCATCTCCTGGAAGAGCTTCAGCGGGCTCACGTCGGCGGGGTCCTTACCCTCCTCGGCGAAGTTGACCGGCTTGGAGTTGGCCAGGGTGGTCATGATGGCCATGGCCCGGGCTCGGTTCGCGGGCAGGATCCGCGTGAGGTGCGCCTCGCAGAACTGGGCCAGGTCCTTGTTCAGGATGCTGCCGCCGGTGGCGTCCAGCTTCGCGGACAGGGACTTGTTGGAGGCCTCCAGGTCGGCGATCTGCTTGTCCTTGGCCTTGAGCTGCTCGGAGAACTGGGCCATCTGGCCGGTCAGGCTCTCAAGCTGTTTGTTGATCTCGGCTGCTGCCATATCTTCCTCCTTGAAGGCCGTATCCTCGGCCCCGATGTTGGAATTGTCGTCGCTTGGCGTATCCAGGAGCTGCCCCAGATCGTCGGAGTCCATGATATTGTTGGCCGTGTCCGCGCCGAATTGATCGATGATCCAGTCGCGCAGATTGACCAGGACGCCGACGATTCCCGAGACGCGGCCATCCTCGAAGTCGAAGGTCAGCGCCTCCCCTTCCGCGAACGAGACGTCCTTGAGTCCCTTGATGGCCGGGGGCACCGCTCCCAGGAAGCCCACATGCCGAAGCGTGCCGTCGGGGTAGAGGCTTATCGAACGCTTTTTGAACCGCCCTGACTTGACCAGGTCGGCGAAATCCGGATCCACATCGGAGAAATCGGCCAGCAGCCTGCCTCCCTGACGCCAGACTTTGCCGACCCAACCATAAGCCGGGGCGTTGCTGGCGGGATGTCCCACCACCACCGGGGCTTCGTGCTTGGACGAATCGTAGGCCGCGATCCGGTCCAGGTCGGATTCGGTGTAGGCTTTGCGCACGCCCTCGGAGCTGACGTGCTCGCCCGCCCGGAAGATCTCCACGCCCTTGAACATGGTCACTGTCCCCCTCCGGGCTGGGCCTGGTTCGCGCCGCTGGGTTGAACCGGCTGGTTGGCCTGGAGGTTCAGGGCCTGCACGGCGTCCAGGATGTCCCGTATGACGGCCAGGATCGTGGCTCCCTTGTGGGCCACGCCCACACCCCCCAGGAGCGCGCCGGAGGCGCTCAGGTACGCGGCGGTGGGAGCCAGCTCCGGAGCCGCCACCGGGAGGATCTGGCCGATGGCGTACAAGCCCGCGCCCGCGATGGTTTTCCAGCCGAGATTGGCCATCATGCCCATGAGGTTCATCACGTGCCCTCCCTTCAGGCCGCGAACGGCGGCACCAGCTCCACCAGGGAGCCGCTCCACCAGGCGGGTATGTCCGTGGGTTGCGGGGCGACGCCGGCCGGCGCGCTCCCCAGGCGCTTGAGGCCGGCGGCCTCCAGCGCGCAGCCGTAGCTTTCCGAACAGAACATGGCCGAGGTGCCCTCCTGTACGTGCCCGGCTACCTGCTCCACGAGAGCCCCGTAGGCGTAAGCCGTACCAGTGAACATCTTGCCCATGATCCACGCGGCGAAGCGGGCCTGCACCTCAGGGGTGAGGCCGTCCGGGGTGAACAAATACAGGCGCGTGCCCGGGCTGCCGAAGTAGCTTCTAAGGAGAGTCGGGGTGAGCCCGTGCTCCAGGGCCTCCACCAGGCTCACTTCGGCTTCGGAGCAGAACGGCTCGGGCATCCTGACGATGGACGCCGCGTGGTTGCACCAGCCGCCGTTGTCCTCGAATTCGCGGATGGCCTCCCCCAGGAGGGTCGGGGAATACACCAGGATGCAAGACCCCGTGGTGCACAACTCCTTGCCGCCCTGGAGGTAAGGGGTCTGGATCGCCGGGGCCGGCATCTAGAGCAGCCCCAGCGCCTTGAGCGCGGCTTCGCCCACGATGGGCATGGCGGCGTCGATGACCTGACCCATTGCCGTCTTGGCCACGCCCCAAAGGGCGTCCGTGGAGTTTGAGGACTGCCCGGCGGACAAAGCGGCCTGGTAGTCGCTGTCCGCGTCCTGGACGAGGGCCAGCGCCGGGGCGACCTTAGCCTGGAGGGCCTGCGCCTTGTCCGGATATTCGGCCGAGAGCTTGGCGACACTTTCGTTCAGGGCCGTCACGGAGAGGTCCAGAACCTGTCCGGCGGAGGCAGTGGCGCTGGTCGCGACCGGAGCGACGACCGTGGCCGCGGCCGGGGTGGCGTCCTGGCCCTGGCCGGGAGCGGCCGGCGCGGTGGTGCCGGAGCAGGCCCCCAGGGCTGCGACCAGAATGAACAAAAGGCTGAAGACAATGAGGGGATGTTTGAAGCTTTTCACGGCGATCTCCTTTTAGTGGATGTATTCCAAAGCCTTGGCCATCTCGAAAATCAGCATGCCGACCGAGCACGCCAGGGCGATCCCCGCCGCGACGGCGATGACGGCCCCGGCTGCCTGGGCGGCGCTTAAGCGGCGGCGCATCACGCGCAGGCCTGCGAGACGAAGGTCTGAAGGTCGCCCAGCCGATTCAGCCAGCCGTCGTAATACCGCTGGGAGCCGGGGAGCAGGCTCCGGTAGAAGTTCAGGCGGTTGGTCAGCATTCCCTTGATCAAGGCGGGGGCTCCGCCCGGCCTGGAGCCAACGGCCATGACCGAGTTCACGGTTTTGGGGCCGATGACGCCGTCAACTTCCAGGCCGAGGACGCTGGCGTACTCCCGCATGGGAAGCGGCAACGCGTTGAAGGCCTGCTGGAGGAATTCCACGGCCCGGGCCGGCCCCAGGTTCACGGCTGAATCCAGGAGCACGCAGGCCACTCCGGGGTCCAGCCGATCGCAGGAGAGCTTGTCCCAGATGACCAGCTTGTAGAGGTTCGCGGCCTGGGCAGCGGTCATCATCTCCAGATCCTTCAGGTCCACCACGCCGTCACCGTTGAAGTCCGCAAGCTCGGGGCCAAGGGTCTTCAAGGTGGACAGTGTCCAGCCCCAGTTGGTGGCTCCCCCCGGATCGTTCGGATCGCCGCCATGGCCTTCTGCCGCCAGGACCCAGGCGATGGCCTTTTCCGAGGCAGGCTCATCGGGCGTGATGATGACGTTCTTGCCCAGGTGCGGCAGATGGATGGTGATGTCTCCCGTTATACCCATATAATTCTCCGTTACATTTCTGTTCGTGTCGGCTCTTGACGCACTCGGCTTATGTGCCGCACACTAGGACACGAACTTGAAAAGACTCCACTGCACGGTGCAGTGGAGTCTTTTCTTGCTTGAGATCATGTGATTGTGGCGTAGCAACTGGAAAAAACGGAGTCGCCATGGTCGATTGGCACTGGATAACGGAGATGGTCAAGAACAACGGGATAGGGGTGCTCCTCTTCGTCATCCTTTTTCTGTTTCTCAAAAGCCAGAACAAGGCTTGGAAGGAGCAGAGGCAGGCGGACTCTGATCGCGAGAAGCGCAACTTCGAGATGCTAAACGGTTTCCTCGAAACGCTTCAGTGCATGATTGCCCAGAACTCCCGCATGGAAAGCAAGATCGAAAGCAACCTGTTCTGCCCCATGGTGCGCAAGGAGACTGGCCGGTGAACAGCGAACGTCTGCAAAACAAGGCGCGGCTGGCCGACCTTCAGCATCGCGCCCGCGATCTACGCATCGAAGGCAAGGGGCGCATCCTGCTCATGCGCGGGGTGCTCGACCAATTTGAGCCTGACCTGACCAAGCTGAAACTCGACCAGGCCGAGGTCGAGCTGCGCCGCCTTTGCGAGATCCAGCGCGAACTCTCTGAAATCGACCGCCAGATCCGCGAGCTGGAGGATTACCTTGGCTAAGGCGGACATTCTTGGCCCCGAGGCCGAGAGGCTCTACGTCATCGAGCAATGCTCGCTGGCCGAGATCGCCTCGCGCCTGATGGTGGCAGAAAGAACGGTCCGCAATTGGAAGGAAAAGGCCGGGGATTGGGAGGACAAGCGCCGGGCCTATCTGGGCAGCCGGCAGAGCTTCCACGAGGAACTCTACGAATTCGCCCGGGAGCTGCTCAAAAAGGTGCGCGAGGATATGGCCGAGGGGAAGGAAGTGTCGGCCAACCGGCTCTACGCGCTCATGCGTCTCATTCCCAACCTGGTCAAGGTGAAGGACTATGAGGCCGTAGCCGTAAGCAAGCGGACGGAAACCGCCGGCGGTCCCATCACGGCCGAGGAGCTGGCCAAGATCATCGACCAGCAACTTTGCGGCCATGGCTGATCAGCCCTATTTTCTGCCCTACCAGGTCCGCTGGCTGGCGGACCAATCCCGCATCAAGATCTGGGAGAAGTCCCGCCGCATCGGCGCGACATACGTCCAAGCCTACGAGGACGTGCGCGACTGCGTGAAGGGCCTGGTCCCTTCTGTCTGGTTTTCCTCGGCGGACGAGACTGCCGCCAAGGAGTACATCCTCTACTGCGAGAAATGGGTTCGGCTCTTCAATGTCGTGGCCAAGGGTCTGGAGATCACCGAAGTCGTGGATGAACGCGACATTCGCGTCTATGCCGTGGACTTCACGGCTGGTCCGCGCATAAATGCTCTCTCTTCGAACCCCAAGGCATTCCGTTCGAAAGGCGGCAAGGTCGCCTTGGATGAGTACGCCTTTCACGACGATCCGGACAAAATGTGGAAAGCGGCAAAGCCCTGCATCACCTGGGGTTTCCCACTGCGCATCCTGTCAACATACAATGGAAAATCCAACAGATACTACCGACAAGTCGAGGATGTGAAGAAGGGCAAGCTCAAATGGAGCCTGCACTCCACGCCGATACAGCTGGCAGTTGCCGAGGGTTTTGCCGATCGCATCAAGGGCCGGCCGCTGACCGAGGAGGAACGAGCCCTCTGGCTCGAAGATGAGCGTGCGGACGCCGGCGACGAGGACACCTGGCTCCAGGAGTACTGCTGCATCCCGGTGGACGAAGCCACGGCCTTCCTGACCTACGAAATGATCGCCAAATGCGAGCGTGAGGACATCGTCCTGGACCTGGGCGACACCCAGGGCGACCTGTTCGCGGGCGTGGACATCGGCCGCAAGAAGGACCTGACCGTGATCTGGGTGGTGGAGCGGATGGCCAACATCAAGGTCACCCGCCAGATCATCGAACTCGAGCGCATGCCCTTCGCCAAGCAGCGCGAGGTCCTTTTCTCAGTGCTCTCCCACCCCAGGCTTCGCCGGGCCTGCATCGACAACACCGGTCTGGGCATGCAGCTTGCCGAGGAAGCGCAGACAGCGTTCGGCGGCTACAAGGTGGAAGCGCTCACCTTCACGGCCATGGTCAAGGAGCAGCTGGCCTACGGCCTGCGTCGGGCGATCGAGGATGTGGCCTTCCTGGTGCCCGCAGACCACCAGGTGCGCGAGGATCTTCACAGCGTGCGCCGCGTGACCACGGCTGCCGGCAACGTGCGCTTCGACGTGGCCGCAAGCGAAGCCAAGGGGCATGCGGACCGCTTCCAGGCGGCCGCACTGGCCAACCACGCTGCAAGCGAGCCCGGGAGCATGGCCACCATCCACTCCAGGTCGCGCCGTCAGGCCATAGCCATGCTCGAAAACTACTGACGCCCAAATTCGCCCAGGACGCGTCCTGGCTACCGCCTGCGACACGACGTGCGCCCCGTGGCCCCAGGATCGAATTCGAACGGCATTCGAACGGGTTTGCGTCGGTCTAAACGAAACCGGGGGACTGCCCCCGGACTCACATAGGGGAAATCACCCATGCCCAAAAAAGGACTCTGGCTCGGACCCGACAAGTTCATGAAATTCGAGGAGGCCACCATACGTTCCTCCTTGACCAGTGAGATCGCCACCCGGCAGCGCAGTCCCGACTTTTACGCCCTGGGCATGTATCTGCCCGACCCCGATCCCATTCTGCGCCGTGAAGGCAAGGACCTCCGGGTGTACCAGGAGCTACTCTCCGACAGCCGGGTCGGCGCATGCGTGGAGCAACGCAAGGCCGCCGTGAAGGCCTTGGAATGGGAGGTGGCGCGCGGGAAGGCCAACTCCCGCCAGGCCAAGCTGATCCAGGGAGTCTTCGAGGATCTTGATATCGACCGCATCATCGGCGAGATCCTGAACGCGCCCCTCTACGGTTACCAGCCCCTGGAAGTCCTCTGGGGCAAGGTGGGAGGCCTCCTCGTGCCGGTGGACGTGGTGAGCAAGCCGGCTCGCTGGTTCGTGTTCGATCTGGACAACAATTTGAGGATGCGCACCAAGCAGAACCTGGTGCTTGGCGAGGAGTTGCCCCCGCGCAAGTTCCTCCTGGCGCGCAACAACCCCACCTATGAGGATCCGTACGGCGAGCGCGTGCTCTCGCGGGTGTTCTGGCCCGTGGTGTTCAAGAAGGGCGGCATGCGCTTTTGGCTCACCTTCATGGAGAAGTTCGGCATGCCCTACCTGGTGGGCAAGCATCCCCGGGGCATGGAGGAACGCGAGATACAGAATATCGCCGACACCCTGGAGGCGGCCATCCAGGACGCCGTGCTGGTCATCCCTGAGGATTCCAGCGTGGAGATCAAGGAGGCCGGCAGCAGATCCGGCACCTCCGCCTTGTTCAAGGACCTCAAGTTCAGCTGCGACGAAGACATCGCCATCGCCATCCTGGGCCAGAACCTGACCACCAGCGTCAAGGGCGGCTCCCTATCCGCCGCCCAGGTGCATGACCGGGTGCGGGGCGAGATCAAGGATGGCGACAAGCGGATCGTGGCCCGAGTATTCAACGACCTCATCGGATGGATCCGCGAGGTCAACTTCGGGAATGCGGTGCAGCCGTCGTTCGAACTCCATGAGGAAGAGGACGTCGATCAGTCCCAAGCCGATCGGGACAAAGTTCTCACTGACATTGGCGAGATCAAGTTCACCAGATCCTACTATAAACGGGTCTACAATCTGGCCGACGACGATTTCGAAATGGTGGCCGACGCACCCGAACCCACCTCGCCGGTTCCTGACGACTTGGCCACGCCTGCCCAGGTGAACTTCGAGGAAACGGCGCCCCATACCTTCCCGGACCAGACCAAGCTGGACGAAGCCGCCCAGACCCTGGACCCCTCCGCACTCCAGGCCGAGATGGAAGGCGTTCTGAAGCCCGTTCAAAAGCTGATCGAGGGCGGCGGCTCTTTGGAGGACATCCTGGACGGCCTGGGCGCGGCCTATCCCGATATGAACGACCAGGATTTCCAGGAGCACCTGACCCGGGCCATCTTCCTGGCCGACGTCTGGGGGCGGCTGCATGCCGGGTCCTAAGCCGGACGGCCCGGACAAGCCGGACAAACCAGGCGCACCCGGCAAGCCCGGGCTGCCGGACCTCAAGTACGCCCTGGGCCTGCCGCCCGAGAGGGCTATGGCTTACCTGAAGGCCAAAGGCTACGCGATCTCTTTCGACTGGCATGAGGTGCTGGCAGACGCCCAGGCCAAGAGCTTCACCGTGGCCAAGGCCATGACGCTTGACGTGCTCTCCACCATCCGGGAGGAAGTCCAGAAGTCCCTGGACCAGGGCCTGACGCTTCGCCAGTTCCAGAAGAACCTCACCCCGCGCCTGCAAGCCCTGGGTTGGTGGGGCAAGCAGGAGGTGACGGACCCGCGCACCGGCGAGGTGCGCCGCGCCCAGCTGGGCAGCCCGTACCGTCTGCGCACCATCTACCAGACCAACATGCAGACCGCTTACATGGCCGGGCGCTACCAGGAACAACTGGCCAACGCCAAGGAGCAGCCCTTCTGGATGTACGTGGCCGTGCTGGACGCCAGGACCAGGCCGTCGCACCGCGCTTTGCACGGCAGAACGTTCAAATACGACGATCCCTTCTGGGGCAGCTTCTACCCGCCAAACGGCTGGAATTGCCGCTGCCGGGTGCGGGCCATGGACGGGGAGGCGGTTACGGCCAAGGGCCGCACGGTGGAGAGCGGTGCGGACCACCTGAGCCAGGTTGAGGTGCCGGTCTCCGCGAAGAGCGGCAAGACCGCCTCGGCGGCGGTGTTCACGGATAACACCGGGCGTCGCATCGCCACCGATCCCGGATGGGGATACAACCCGGGCAAGAGCTGGCCGCTCTTCGATGCAAACGGCGGCCTGCCGGACTGCCTTGACGTTTCCTTCGCCGATTCGTTCAAGCCTTGCGTGAGAATACAACCCAACCAAAAGACCTGGAAAGACTACGGACGTCCGGATCTGCGCGACGTCCCGGCCAAGCTCAGACTGCCGGCCCCCGCACTCCTGGATGGCGGCAAGACCCGGGAAGAGGCGGCTACCATCCTCAACCGCGCTCTTGGCCTCGACAAGCGACCGCTCCTTGAGGTGGCCACGCCTGTGAGCAAGGTCTACCTCAAACCGGAGCTGCTCGCCCACCTGGTGGAAAATCCGGCCGACGCCCGCGAACGCTACGCGAACTTCATCCTGCCCACGCTCGAGGACCCATATGAGGTCTACCTGACCGCCTACGAGGACGGTTACCGGGAACGCTACGTCGGACTTTTCACGGGTAAGAACGATCTCTTGGTGGTGGCCAGGGTGAACCAGGACGGCAGCCTTCTGTGGAACATGATGCAGGCCAACGACAAGGCCATGAACAAACAACGGGTGGGTGAGCTGCTCTTCGGCAAGAAATAGGAAAGCTGGCGAGGCGTCTCACCCGAGCGGTAAATCACATGGGTTTTACCGGGGTCCTTCATCCCTTCTCAGCGCCCAGGCGCTCCGGGAATCTCGACCTCGCCAGCTAGCTTCGAAAACAATAACTCCTCCTGGAGGTGATGGCAACATGCGAAGTGAACGCCAGCACAGGTTCAACTCCCTCCACATCTACTGCCGCTGCCGCGATCTGGGCATTCCCCGCTGCCTGGCCAAGTTCCTGGGCGCTACGCTCGGCTTCCTCTTGAGGCCCCTCGCCTACGGAGTGGCCCAAGGAGCCGCCAAGTGATCGAGATCCAGGTGGACGACAAGCAGTTTCGAGAGGTCATGACGCTCCTCTCGGCCCGGGCGCGCGACCTGACCCCGGCCATGCGCATGGCCGCCGGCATCATGGCCGACGCCGTGGAGGAGAACTTCGAGCAGGAAGGCCGCCCCCGCTGGAAGGACCTCGCCCCGGCCACCGTCAAGGACCGCACCAGGACCGGCAACTGGCCGGGCATGATCCTCCAGCGCTCCGGCAGCCTGGCCAGCTCCATCAGCCAGAGCTACGACGACCGGCAGGCCGTGGTTGGCACGAACAAGGTCTACGCCGCCATCCAGCAGCTCGGCGGCATGGCCGGGCGCGGCCGGAAGGTGGAGATCTCGGCCAGGCCGTTTCTGAAGCTCGAGGAGAAGGACATGGAGAAGATCGTGCGGCGCATGGGGGACTACCTCACCGAGGGGCTGTGATGGGGTGTGACCAATACATCCCCTACGGAGCAGATTACGCCATCACTTTCTGCTTCCGTGGCCGTCGGAGAGAATCATCCCGCTGTTGCGTGGACGACTGCCCCCGCGAAGCGGTGGTGCTCTGCGACTTTCCCCTTGGAAAGGGCAAGACCTGCGATGCTCCTCTCTGCCTGGAGCACGCCGCCGAGGCCGAGCCCGGGCTGCACTTCTGCCGTGGCCACGCCATCCACTACGGCGTGGCCACGGGGACGATCCTGCACCCGACCTTCCCGAAGGAGATTGACGATCTGACCCGCTGCCACGATGAAGAATGCGGATGCCGCAGGCTCTGCACGCGCTTCGCCAGCAGCGACCAGGCCATCAAGGTCTTCGGCTTCGGCCGCTACCGGCCCAAGCGCTTGTTGCCGGTGCCTGGGTTCAAAAACTGGAACATCACCATGCCATGCCCCTGGTTTGATCCCGTCAGCGAAGAACGCTTGGCGCAATGGCTGGCTGCCTTGGCCAAGCAGATCAAGATCAAATGAAAAAGGGCGACTCCCCGTCGGGAGCCGCCCTTTCGAACCTCATTCGAACGCTTCTCGAAAATCACTTCTTGGCTTTGGGCTTCTTGGCCTCGTAGTCTTTGATGAGGTCGGGCATCATCCGGCATGTCATGCAGCTGGCCACCTCCACCTTCCGGATCGCCCCGCTCTCCACCGTGAAACGAATCCCAAGCCCTTCCAGATCTTTCCCGTCCGCGATGGTGATGACAGGGAAGCAGCTGATTCCAAATGGCAGCTCCGCAGGATGCGTGGAGTCCACGCGGGCCATTTCATTGGTGAACAACCACTTGACGGCCTTGGCGATCTCCTCTCTCGCCACCGGGCTGTCCACGGGTGCGGGGCCGGTCGGCTTGTAGGTGAAGACCTTGCTTCTTTGATCCGACCAGGTCTGGTTCTGATAGCTGAAGAAAAAGAGCTTCATCTCCGTGTCCTCCAGGGCGAACTGATAGGAGGCTTGGCCATCCTCGACGGTGAAGTCGTTGACGGGCCGGGCTGCCGCCGGGACAGCAAGCAGGATGGTGAAAATAAGCGCCAGGGCATGCTTTTTCATTGTGCTCCCTCCGATATCATGATGCCGACAATCTACGGCTTCCCGGCTTCCGGCGCAAGATCGCGGGCATGCACCTTGCGGGGAACCACTTCCACCCTCGGCACAGCATATTCCCGAAGCTCATGCCATCGCCTGGCGTAGATTGAGGCCAGCCCGGCGTTCTCCAGGATGAGCAGGTTCTCGGCGTTGGCGTGCTCGGCCGAAGCCGAGAAGTTGAAACTGCCGGTGGCCACGGCCACCCCGTCGAAGGTCATCACTTTGTTGTGGGCGATCTTGTGTGCGGTATCGTAGAGCACCGTGACCCCGGCTGCCTCAAGCTCGGCGGTCATGGAGCCGCGTCCGTTGAGGTTCGTGGGGTCTGAAATAACAAGCACGGTCACGCCACGCTGGTGGGCTTCGATCAGGGCCTGGGCGATGGGCCTGGAGGTGAAGCTGTAGCACTCAACCAGGATCTCTTTGCGCGCCTGCCCGATGCGCTCCGCCAGCGCGGCCGTGCAGCCGCCGTCCGGGCTGAAGTTGACGCTGCCCCCGGCGTCCTGGATGTGGATGGGCTCGGCGCTGGCCGGGATGGCCAGGGAGAGCAGAAGGAGGACGGTGACGGTCATTTTGCGTGAGTTCAAGGGGACCTCCTGGAGAACCATTGGCGGATGGTCTCATACCGACATCCGAAGAAAGCGGCCACCCCCAGGAGGTGGCCGCCCCAAAGAAACAAGCGCCAAGCGGCGCTGAATAGCATGCACATCACTTTTTCACTTCCACGGCCAGAATTTCCTCGACCATAATTGGCTCCTCGAAAAAAGCGCACAACACTCTCCAGCGGCCGTCCACTCCCTGGAATGGCCTGGATTTGGTGAAGGTCCGGGTGTACTGCGGCTTCCCGGCCAGCAATGAGCTGGGCACGCGCACATAGCTCCCCACGGGCAGATCAGGCTCTGGTTCGGATTGCGGACTGCCCTGCCTTCCGAGAAGCAGATCCCAGGCTTCGTCCACAGTCAGGAAGGCATATTTCTGGCCGCCGGGCATGTGCCAGGACCTGCCGACCCGACACCGGCAACGATCCGTGACGCCCTGGCCACCTGGGAAGTCAGCGGCAGGAAAAAGCGACACCGAGCGCGTCCGACCGGAGGTATATTTCACGGAAAAATATAGGGCGGCCTTGCGGGGATCAGCCATTATGCGTTCTCCAGTGCGCAGTTTTCATGCGTGATGTGATTGCCATCGTGCGCAGGTTCACGCACAATCCTTTCGTCTTCATCATCGTGAAGAGGGGTAATCTCATGACGTACATTTACCGTTCACGCGTAGGCGTTTTCTTCATCGTGCCCAATAACCAGGGGGGCTGGTGGCTTGGTGTGGACGATGAAAGGCTTGGCCACTTCCTTTCGCCTCAGGCAGCAGCAGATGCCGTGTACATGCAGGCCACCGGCCATTATGACTGGGACTGCTTCCCGAGCGTTTCTGGGCCGACTGACCTGAGCGAATGGGAAAGATTTGCTTAGCTCTGGAAACCAGGTTCATGAGGTCCACGGTGACGAGGACCTGGTTGTCGTTGGAGGGGGCTGCGTCACACATATTCGCCTCACACCAACCGATGCTGATCGTTCTTGATGGGGGCCTTTTCCATGATCACATACACTTGGCGCTCGCTTATCCCGCAACTTACGGCCAGCAAGGGGGCGTTGCGGCCGTCGTAGCGCTCGCGCACGAAGCGTTCGATCGCCTTGTTGAGCGCGTTCTTGGGCACGCTGACCGAGGTTCCCTTCATCCCGAGCCACAGCCGCACGGCCGTCTCCAGGCCGCATTCCTGGGCCACCAGGGCCATATCTCCAGCCAGGTCTTCCGGCTGGACCATGGCCAGCAGTTCCGGATGGATGTTCATCGGCTTTCCCTCTCAGCGCCCATGGTCTCCAGAGCGGCCACAAGCGAGGGTACGTCGGTCTTTTTGACGAACCTGAGCTTGTCACGCTTCACGATGCGCAGCACCAGCTTGTCCAGGGCTGCGCCGCGCTCGGCCTGGGGCGCTCGGGCCACCTGGTCCCACATGGCCTCGACCATGCGTAGCTGGGCGGGCGAGGCGAAGTCATCCGCGCGGGTGCGAAGATCCTCGTGCTTCTTGCGGCCGGGGTGGACCTTCCAGGCTCCGGAGGCCACGGCCTTCTTCTCCCAGTCGCCGATGAGCGCGGCGGCCTGCTTGCCGGTCAGCCCTTTGCTGGAAGACACCCGGAAGCGATCTTCGAGCATGTCGCGGTAGGCGTCCTCGTCCAGGCCTATGGCGTTTTTCAAGGCGTGGATCTTCTTGATCTGCACGGGGGTGATCATGATGGTGCCCATGGTCATTCTCCTTCCGGCTTGGCCAGTTGAGTCGTGACGGTCCGTCCAGGCTTCCCGGCGCGCTCCCAGGCCTCGAACCGGGAGCAGCTCTCTGCGCAGTACGAGCCGTGTTCATGGCAGGTGAGACATGGGCATTCGGTGGGCGCAGCCTGGGGGCGTTCAGCGTAAGCGTGATTCATCACATCACCCCCTGGAGCGCCCACGTCGACTCGACCTCGATGCTGCCGTCCGCCCAGGGATCACGCAGGGGCAGCTGGTGTTCAGGATCGATCCACTGGCGCAGCCGCTCCCTGGTCACGTGAGGATGGGCGTAAGGCTCATGCTCCTTGGTGATTGCCTGGACTTCCGGCTTCGGCTCCGCGACTTTGACCGGAACTGGAAGCTCCTGGATCGTAAGCGGAACGATCTCGCGCGGCGTTTCCAGAGCAAACGCCTCAGCGGCCAGCTCAAGCAGCCGTTTGCGGCCAAGGCTCACGGTCTTCCCATTCGTGGAAAGCATCGCGCCCTGGCCGTTGGCAAGCATATAGCCGCGCGCATTGCGCACCCAGCCGGAACGGTTGATCTCGTAGACCGGAAAACCCGGCAGCGGTTTCCACTTTGCGTTGCTCATGGCGCTACTCCTTGGGCCTCGGCACGGTCAGGAACGCATCTCCGCGCTTGAATCCGTCCGGCAGAACGCAAGTGCGATCGCATCCCGGGCAGACCGCCATGCCGTCGGGCGACTGAAAGGCGCGGTGAAGTCCTTGTTTCCGGCAAGGTTTGTAGCCGCCAGCCGGATGCACCCTGCGCGTGGCTCCGGGCTGGTCTTCGGCGGAAATCAGGTAGATGGAGGCCATGGGATTCTCCTTCGGCTGCTCATCAGGCCCGGCGCACCACCGTCGGGCGACCGCCCCGAAGGGCGGTTTCGCTTCAAGCGAGAGGCGCTATTAGTCTCCCAGGAAGGCAAGTGCCCTTTCCGCATCACTTTTGATAATGTTGAACTCCATCTTAAGACCCTCAATCGCCTTGAGCTTCTGCGTGCACGTTTTGTCGCCAAGAATTAAGTCAATCAACGTAGATGCAGCACCAATGTGTTTCTCAATATGATCAAGACACTGCGTTGAATTATGCACTATCGTGAGTACGGTCAGTTCCATGTGTCTCATCACTCCTTGGCTGCTCATCAGGCCCGGGCCGCCACGCCCGGACGACCGCCCCGAAGGGCGGTTTCGCTTACTGCTTGATGGGGATGACGCGCGAAAGCTTGTAGCCACCGGCAATCCCATCCACGTAGACCATCGCGTTCCCGGAAGAGATCACCCACGCCTCTGAACGTGTTTTGGTCAGAACGATGTCCCCAAAATCCTTGACCAGCTTGACGGGCGTCCCTGGGGGATATTGTTCATTCCAGACCTTAACCAGCGCCATGGATGCTTCCAGGGTATGTTCAGTTCTCACCCTCGCCATCACAGGCCCCCTATGCCGCCTTCTCGGCGACGTTCTCCTTCTTGGTTTCGATGAAAAACTCGTCTTCCTCCTGGATCTTGCAGCCGATCCGGGCCATGTCGGCCTCGGAGAGCTTGCGCACTGCTTCCTTGTCCAGCTCGGGCTTGGTGCGCACACAGCCACCGAAGATTGCCAAATCCTCCAAGCTCGTTCCCATGCCCTGGACAGCCGAGAGCACCTTTTTCCAATTCCATCCCTTGAGGGTTGCCAGCTTCCTGGAGAGCCGGAAGCCGAACACACCATGCAGGCGCTGGAGCGACTTGGCCTTTCCGAACAGTTCGCTCCTACGACTGGCGGCGAATACGCTCAGCGCGGTTCCAAGTTCCTTGCGGCGTTCCAAATGGGGCTTGGCTAGCTCCGCACCGCGCTTTTTGGCCGCGTCGACCTCCTCATCCACCGTGATCTCTATCAGGGAGAGTTCCCGCTCGATCTCGGCAAGCTCCGCCAGGGCCTTGTCCGCGCTTTCAATGTCGGTGATGACCATGGCGGGAGCCGGCTTATGTCTAGCCATGGGCAACCTCCTCGCGTGAGCCGGAGCCACCGGGAAGGATGGTCAAGGGCGCACGCCCCGGGGCCGGAAGAGACCCAGCCAGATCGGGCCTGCGAAGGAGCGCCCGGGCTTGGCCGAGCTTTTTCCAGGCCGCATGCGCCAGGGATTGGATCTCCTTCGGGTTTTGGCCGCCGACGGCCAAGGCCAAATCGCCAATGGCCGACTCGAGAAGCTCCACGCTCCGTTCGACGCTAAGAACCAGCATTGGCCACCTCCCTTTCCTGGCGAGCAGCCAGGGCGGTTTGCACTTCCCGCAAGGCCGTAAGCACCTTGGCCACGGCCAGCCCGATCAGCTCGGTCCTGCGCACCTCGACCACGAACTTCCGGGCGCTTTCCAGCCTTGAGCAGGCCTCTTCCATGGCGAGCTTGGCGAACATCAGCCCGGTGACACGGCCCTTGACCCAGAAGTCCAGGGCGCGCTGCGCGTCCTCGTGGCAGGACGTCACCAACATCGGCCGATCCTCCGGCTCCGCTCGCGACGCCCGGATCAGGTTCAACTCGGTCACGCAGAGCAGTCGGGCCAGATTCAAAAGATCACGCTCTTCCATGTCCTTTCCCTCCGTTCGAACGGACGTTCGAATCCTTTTTCAGGCACCCCAAACACCCCTTGCGCAGACTGATGGTCTGGGCGTTTCCGCCGCGAACGCCCAGGCGTTTGGCGAGATCGCGGTTGGCGGCGCACGCCTCGCCCGCGATCTCGCCCAGCACCGGACATTGGACCGCTTCTGGACGTCCGTAGGTTTCCAGAACCCGCTCCTCCAGACGCTGCAAATTGCCCTTGTAGGTTCCCTTGAGCGCCTCGCAGACCACGCTCTTGGAGCGGTAGCCCAGCTCGCCGGCCACCACGGAGAGACTCTTTTCCCGGACGGCCCTTTCGAGGACCACGAGCCAGCTCATGACTGTGCCTCCAGGGTCTCGGGCCGCGCCTCCGGAGTCTCCGGTCGTTTCGGCCCGGCATCCTTCACCAGTACCCAGGCCTTTTCGCGCTCGATCTTGCCCCTGTTCTTCACGTAACCGTGCTCTTCCAGGAGCTTGATCGCCTCACGGACGGTTTCGTCATCGCAGCCGCTCAAGCGGCTTATTTCCGACACGGTGACCGCGCGTGGCCGAAGGCCACGCAACGTGCTCCACACTTTGTCCCGGCACGTGACCCGGGAGTGGACCTGGTTGTCCCGGCGCAGGCGCGGATCGCGTACGACGCGCCAGGTGGGATTGCGACGGGCCGGCCCCATTTCACCCCGGGGCGTGCGGACCTTTTCCTCCGCCACCAGCCGCAGGTCGCCCTCACGGCAGAGCCGGTCCATAACCCGCAGCACCTTACGCCGCTCGAACCCGGTCACCCGCGTGAGGACCGCCGGAAAGGCGACGTCCGCCTCACGGAATTCACCATCCTTGACGCACAACTCGGCGATGAAGGCCTTCACCAGGCCCAGGGGTCCCACCTGGCCCATGGCTACTCCTTGCGGGCCAAATGTTCGGCCCGGACCTCTGAAACGTTGTGCTTGCGGGCCAGCTGCTCGCAGGCCTGCGCCCAGCGGTAGAGCTTGTACACGGGCATCTTCTTGTCGCCCGCCAGGATGGCCTGCACCGCGCAGTCCGCGACCGGAACCTCGCAGATCTGCCCCATCACCTCACACACGTCGTCGTGTTCCAGGTCTTTGAACACCACGCGCTGGCTCACCCTGCGCATGAGCGCGGGGTAGCGCTTCAACCGCTCATCGGCCCAGGGCATGCAGATCAGGATGACGGGGATGCCGGTCATGTCCCCGATGTCCCGTATGGTCTCCACCAGGGTGGTCTTGTCCGCCACGTAGTCCACCTCGTCCAGGATCAGCGCCCGGTCCGAGCCCATGAGCGTCTCCACGATCTGATCGAAGAGGCCCTGGCTCTTCTTGGCGGGCATGAGCCCCAACTCCGAGACGATGTCCTCCAGGAGCCAGCGTGGACCCATGGCCTTCTTGATGCGCACCAGCACCGAGTGCGGGCTGTGGTGGTTCTTCCACCATAAACTTGTCTCGGTTTTCCCCTGGCCAACCTCGCCGGCCACGATCACGAACTTGTCGATACCGGCCGGGCTGGCCACGGCGGCGTTGACGGCCGTCACATAGCGTTTTACGTTTGCCGTCATGGCGAACTGCTTGCGCAAGGGGCCTACCTCCTTGAGCTTGCCTGGAGGGAGCGCTGGAACGCTGCCTCCAAGTCGTTGTCGTCCATCCAGTCCAGCGATGTCGGGTCGATCAAGCGACCCGGCCTCGCCGGACTGGACTCCTCTGAAATTTCGATATCCGGAAGCTTGGGAAGAGGCGTGTTCTCGGCCGCGATGCGCTCCATGTCTGCAACCATGCGCGGATCGGCGGGGATGGGCAGGACGTCGCGGATGCCGTCCAGCTTGCCCAGGCGCGCGGCCTCAGCCACCACCCTCTTCGTCCCCCGCTTGAGTGATTCCTGGGCTTTCTTCTGCTCGCGGAATTCCGCATACCCCGGGGCGTCCTTGCCTCCGATCAGCGCGAACATTGGATGCACTGGCGTGGTGCGCTTGGCCTCGCAGATGTAGTTGCCGTCCAAGTCGTAGACGTGGACGCTCCGCAGATCGTGCCAGTCGTAACGGATGAGCACCCGGGTGCGCAGGCCGTACAAGGCTTCGTGATAGTAGTGGCCGTCGAAGCGGGGCACCCCGTTGTTGGTGAGGTGGGCCACTTCCTCGTGCATCATCAGGAAGCGCAGCTGGCCCGGGTCCACTCCTTCTCCGCGACCGGCCGTGAACACCTCGCCGGGCGAGCGCTTGCCCAGGCCCGAGTGTGGGCGCTGGCGGTAGGAGAGTTCGAGCCAGGATTCGAAAGCGTTCGAGGCCTGTTCGATGCTGATGGGTGCTCCCGGAGCCAGGCCTTGCATGAACTTTTCGTTGCGGCGCAAGCGGGCGGGCTTGTCTGTGATGGATGCCCCCGAGAAACTGGGCACGAAACGCTCGAAATGGTCGGAAAAGGTCTTGAAGAAGGGCTCAATCACTTTTGAGCGGGCGTTGTAGGGCTTGGCGAACACGGCCATTATGCCCAGGCGTCCGTACAGGCCCGCCATGCCGGTTTGCTCCAGGTCCAGGTCCTTGGTGAACACCTTGGCCTTGAACCCCTTGCCGTTGTCCAGGTAGACCACCCTGGGCATCTTCCCCAGTCGCTGGATCGCCCGGTACAGGGCCAGATGGATGCCCTGGGTATCCTCCGTGAGCATGTAGGCGTAGCCCACCACATCCCGGCTGGCCCAATCCAGAAAGGCGATCAGCGTGGGGCGCGCTGCCTTGCCCGTGAAGGGGTTGACCACCGTGAAATTGCAGACGTGACCGTCCGCGATGAGCACGTCGCCAACCTCCAGCAGCGAGATGTCGCGCTCGAAATAGGGCGCGATCTTGTCCGTAAGCGCCTTCTCGCCTTCCCTGGCCAGGGTCCAGATGTCCGCATTGTGCGCCCGAAATTCATTCACGAATCCGCGAAGCGTGCTGGGCGAACTGGGGGACGGAACGCCCTGCTGCCCTAGGTTCATCTTGGCCATTTCTATGGCCGTGCCGACCTTGATCTTGTGCTGGTGCAGCAGCAGCTTGAGCAGGATGGCCTTCTCAGCCTCAGTGACCTTGCTCTGCCCTTTGCGGTGCTGGCCGTAGCGCTCTGCCAGGGCGGCGCAGTCGTGGCCGCACTGCCGGAGGTTCACGGCCCAGCGCTCCAAGGACTTCCATGAGGTCGCGCCCAGCTCGGCCAGGATGGACGGGTAGGAGATGCCGGCGTTGTAGGCCAGGACGAAGCCGGCCCGGGCATCCTCGATCTTTTGCCCCTTGCGCTTGGCGCAAGCCTTGGCGTGCAGGTAGTGGGAGACCAGGTCGGCCTTCATGGAGGCCTTGTGCAGCTTCTCCGGCGGCAGCTCAGGGAGCAGCAATTCCGGCTCCAGCGCCCGGCTGGCCGGAAGCGGAGCAGTCCGGGAGCCTTTGCCGCCGGGAATGACGGCCAGGGCCGTGCGCTGGCGCATGCCCAGGGTGATCTTGGTCTTCTCGTCCATGCTCTCCACCCGCCAGAGCTTGAGCGTGCCGTTGCGGCCGCTGGATGGCTCTACTCGGCACTTCCATCCCTGGCGATCGGCAAGCTTTTCGATCGCCTGACGTGAGACTCCCAGTTCGGCCATCAACTCCTTGGTGGAGAAAGCGTCCTTCATTTGCGCTGCTCACCATCGGTGCCCAGGCACTCGGCCGGGCATCCATAGAAGCACAGGACATTCCGAACAGCGTCTCCGGTGTCCGTGCGTCTGTTATTCACGACATGGCTGACCTGCGACTTGCTGACACCTGCCTCTCTGGAAACCATGACCCAGGTCACGTCGTTATCGAACGCCCAGCGCTGAACCGCCTTGGTTTTCATTTTCATTTCTTGAGCCTTCCCTTGATGGCTTTCTTTTTGCGGGCAAGCTCCTCCTCCTGAATGCCAATTCTGGCGAGTTCCAGGAGATCCAGATCCTCGCTAGGACAGCGGCGGACTTCAACGGGGCCAACATGGCCTGAATGGGCAGCAGCGAAAGGGTGACGGAGCAGAAGATGACAATGAAATGGTGAGGCATGCGGTGCGTGACCGCGCTTGAGGCGGCCCATTTGTCCAGCATGTCGGGAGAGACCGGCGACCTATCTGTAGCCAATCCCTCTTTGCGAGCCGCGTTCGACATGCTGTCCGCGATCTCCTCGCGGCTGAGCGGACATACCGACATGACCTCGCGAAGAGCCGCCTTGACCCGTTGGGTCACGTCCAGGCTTGGTTTGTGCCAAAGGTCGAACTGTTGGCCTTTCATGACGCCGTGTCCGAAATTTGCGACGCCCCGGATATTGTCCCCGGAGAGGATGTCGGGTAGCGTCGCGCTGTATTCATGGCGACAACTTAAGCTCGCACAAAACTTAATTCAAGATAAAAAATTGGTTGCAAATAAATTTTTGCGTCAAATGAATTTAATATACTGAAATATTGCGGGATTTATCTAAAATTGGAGGTTGCAAACTTGGCTGCAAACTCAGTCCTGGAAAATGCCACCGTCCTTCCGTTTGAGGAGGCCTGGCAGCGCGCTCAACGGCTCCTCAGGATCAAGACCCAGCGAGAGCTGGCTCAGGCGCTCGGCATCAACGAATCCAACATTACCCAGGCAAAAAAGCGTGGCACGTGGCCTTTGGAGTGGGCTGTCTACTTGGCCAGGAACTTCAATTTAAGCCTAGACGAACTTGTGTTTGGATTAAGTAGTAAGGAGGACCAGTCATCTCAAATAAGCCCGCAAAGAAAACCGATATATATTGACAGTGCGGTTGAACTGGTGGAAGAAGCCCTTAAGGCAACAGGGCGAGAAATAAACTCTGAACAAAAATCCGCTCTCGTATCGATCATACGAGAAGAGCTTAAACGTAAGACGGAAAACCTTGTTAGCGCCCTGACTAGCTGATCATGAATGACGAACTGACGTTGAAACTCGTCAACGCGCTTAAATCTCATGAGGGAAAACCCTCAAGCTCAAGCGGGATCGTAATCCAGAATTTGTCTATTCACATCAACGGCGATGTGCATCTAAGTGCTGTTGGGAAATCTGGGAAAAGACAGGGAAGCGAATCAACTCGATCGCGCGCTTCACGCAAGGAATTGATCGAGGCAATTCAACGAAATGGCGGCAGGTACTTTTACAATAATCGCTTCAGCCAAGTGATAGAAGAGACTTTTGGAATTAACGATCTAAAAGTTGCGTCCACCCGACTACTTGAATTGATCCTCAAATGGTCCGAGGACTGGCATCGGGAGATCGTCATAGGCTCGAACCACTAGCGGCATTTTTCTCATTTTATCCTGCATTTTTCCGGCAAATTCGGCATTTTTTCTCAAACTTCCTCAAGCCTCGTCACCCCCTCAAAAGCTAGATTTCACGCTGCTTCGCGGGCACCTGGCCCCCCACCCTCTATTTCTCATTCTGCCTTAAAACCATTATCGATACCCACCACCTTGCGGCCAACCTCTGTCTCGACCTCCCTCAGGCGGGGCATAATGGTTGCCGCTCGCAATCTTTCTAGGGCGTGGGGTTCATAATAATTTCTATGGATCATCTCCACCGAC